ACTTGCATCTTCGGCAACAATCTTCATGCCCTTATGATCTTTGCAATGACTGAATCCAGTTTGATGTGGGGCTTTCAACCCGCCGCCACTGAATCCTTTGCCACATTGACTACAATGTACAACTTTCTTCTCTTCCTTGCCTTCACCGATTACGAAAAATCCCTGCTGTTGTTTGGATTTAATATCTGTCGGCTTTACCATTAATGGAACGCCTAATGGTTTTTTATCTGGGCCAAGCTTTGCCATCTTAACCATTCCATCTGCTGTCGCTGCTGGAGTTGAGCCACCTGCTGGAGGAGTTGGGCTAACCTGGCCTGGTTTTAACTGTTGTGGTTGTTGAGGAGCGCCTGGAGCCTGAGGTTGTTGTTGACCACCTAAAGCCATTGGTTTTTGATTCATTGTATTTTCTTCAGCTTCTGGATTAGTTGAATTTTGTCCAGGACCGTATGCTGCTGCTTCTTCAACTTCTCCGTTTCCGTGCATTTCATAATCGAAATAATGGTAAACACTTTCTAGATAGTCAGCAGCTTTAGTAATCTTAGCCTGCACCCAACCTTCTAATCCTTGCTCTTCACCTATATTTCGAAGCATTTTTTCTAAAGCCATTGCAGTTTTGCCAGCACGATAAAGATCACTTCGTGCCATATTCACTTCGTGATCTGGTTCGTGTGTTGGCGCAGGGTGATGATCACCATGTTCCATTGGAACAACATTCTGTTGCACTGCATATTCTTCATTTACTTTAGCAAGTGCTGTTTCCAACTTGGCTAACATTGCACCAGCAGCAGCATTTTTAGATTCCATTAAGTCTGAATTTTTAATTTGATGAATACGGCGCTCAATGGCAAAACGCTGTGTAAGAAGTTTAACGAGATTGTCGCTCATATATAGAATCCTATTGTTAATAATATTTATTGAATTTCAAAAGAATATGTGAAGTCATTGATACCCCTAGTAACATCACCATCTACTGCTATATCAGTAATATAAATTTTATTATTTGTTAAATTTTCAATATTAATTTCGTATTGTTTATTCTCAAGATTTAGAAAAACTGTTTCTTCAAGCATTTCAGTTGCTTTTAAATCGCTTGGATAAAATCTTTCAATTAGCAAGTACTCATTAAGATATAGCCTGTATTTTGCACCAGGATATTTGAAATTTGCCATATCTAATAGTTGAATATCTAAGCGTATTCTAAGAAGAACTTCCACAAATTACTTATGGAAGTTAAAAGCACACTGTAGTTGTTTGGCTAATTCTGCACCACGTTGACGTTCTTCTTTTTTATTGCTAGTTTTCATCTTGTGAGCTTTTGCAAGAAGACTACGGAACTCAGTCCTAGTTAATTTTTTCCCTATATCTGTATCTAAGTATACAGCAGCTTTACGCTTTAGATTTCCTGTACGATTAATAAGGATTGGTTTTTGAGAGAAATCTTCCCACAGCGATAATATGAGTTCCCAATCATGTTGGTCATTGAGATTGTTGTAAGTTGATACTTGCATGGTAAACTCCTCATTTTGGAACTCCTGACTTAGCAATACTTGAAAGTATATTAGCTACTTTAGGAAATGCTGAGTCGTCATACTTAATACCGATGCCGCCAGCTGCTTTCCAAGAATTAATGTTAACGCCGTAATCGTCAACTAATATACTTGGTATGCTGTTTTGAGTTGCAAAAGCAGCTTTATTAGCGGTTAGAATAACTTCAACGGGCATCATGTCACTTAGATTTTTATGAATCCATTCCATTTTGCCGGGTTTACTACGAGCATCATTTTCAAGTGGTTTACTACAAATACGATACTCTCCATACTTTTCAATGACTGTTTTAATTAATGCCCTTGCATTAGGTAGCAAAGGCAGATCAACCCAAAATGTTGGATGATCTCTTACTAATTGTAGTGTTTCTTCTGCGTTATTAATATCTTTGTAATGGTCAACTTTAGCTAATCTTGCCCATTCTCCAAAGAAGTCAGCAAGCACCCCATCCATGTCTAGATAGACACGAGGTTTTATTGTTTCTTCAACTTCTTCATACATTGAATAACGTCTTTTTAACCCTTGAACTCTAAATCCTGGCAATCTTCCAGCGAGAAGTCTTGGATGAACAGTTTTAATAACATAAACTGGATTTCCAGTAGAATCTTCATTTTTTGCTAATGCAATACCAAACCCATTCTTAGGTTCTCTTGGGGGACCATTTTCACCTTTAAGTACAAAGTCTGTGTTATGTAAGTTAGCAATATCTCTGCCATGTTGTCTTACAGCTTTTTCGATAATTTCATAAATTTCTTCAACGTCAACACTACGTTCGCCTTTTCTGTCAAGACGTTCAATTGCATGATGTGAAATGAATACTGGAGCACCCATTATGTCGATGCCTTCTAATTCTTCACCTCTGTTATAGTCAGTTGATTCAAAACTATGAACTCTGCGTTCCACTTTGTTAACCCAATCTTTGCTTGGATGTCCACTACCATGATAGTATTGTAACACCTTCTTTGGGTTTTTCCTAGAGACCAAAGCCCACTCGCCTTTAACTTTTTTGAGTGTTTCTTCTAAATTTTCCTCGATTGAAAAATTTACGTTTATACCTAATTTTTGAAAAGTTTTAATAATTCTTAATTTTTTACCACATCTTTGTTTGACTAAGCTAGTCATTGACAAATCACTACGATAGTCGTCTCCGTCTTGCTGCTTCGCAGCTTCTATTTCTTTCTTCATGTTTTCAGGAGACCAACTTACTGGCATCATGATTGCCTTAACATATCTTAAACTAATTGGACCTTTTACTCGTTCTTCGCTTTCAGAACGTCGTGCTTCGATATCACGAGCGAAATCTTCTGGATCCTCTTCATCGCTCATATGGAAATCGTATGGTTCAATTTTCTTATTATAAGCAAGTTTAGCTTGATCTATAACAAATACAGCATATTCCACTGAACTATCTTTAGCAAACAAATAATTTTTATCTCTTGTTAAACTTACATAAACATTTCTACCAGGCGTCAATTGCCCTGATTTTAAAATTGCTGCTAAATTATCTATATCTGTTGAATGATAAAGATCAGCCATTTTACGTTCATTAAGACTTTCATCCAACTCATAGAACTTACCATCAATTTCCTTCTTAAGATCAGCAATTGCTTCGTCCTCGCTGCGACCTTTAGCAATCAATGTCTTTAGCGCACCGTCAATGATAGTCTTTGGCTTCTTAGGCTTCTTCTCTTCGACAACGCTTTCCTGTGCTACTCTTTTGAACGTATAGACTTTATCAGCATATGCCATAATATCGTCAGGTGCAACATTGCCAGAATTAATTAACTTATATTCTGGAAGATAACGACCAATATTCTTAGCAATCATATCGTATAACTTGATACGTCCTGCGTCTGAAGATTTGCCACTGAAACTTATATAAGGTGGCTTACGTTTAGCAACAAACTGCTTGACAATAGCACCTACAGTGGCAAAAATTCGAAAAGCATCGCCTTTGCCAGTTACGCCAATTGTGGGATTTTCTTTGTCAGTAGCATCAAAGAACCCAATGTCAGCAACGCCGTTCCCTGTATCAACTTGAATAAAAACTTGAATGGTTGTACCACTATCAGTTTTGAACATTGACTTTTGAGCAACAGGAGACATGACTGGGCTGATAAAACGATAAGGTTGATCAGCAACTTCGTCTATTACTTCACCAGTTTCCTTAGGTGTTTCAACATCCCACGGCATAATAGCAACTTGACGATCAACTAAGTCACCACCACCGCCATCATTACCTACATTACCTGCGAATGAATATGAAGGACCTTCACTAAACTTTTTTTTTGAATTTACATTTTCAATTTTAGCCATGCTTATATAATGTTCAAAGTTTTTAGCTAAATTAGACATTGCAATATCAGTTGCAGTTTCAATATCGTGATTCTTTTCAAACTCAACTTTAACACCGCGGTTAATTTGACGATGAACTTCACCTGGTGTAGTCATATGATGCTGTGCAATTTCTCTTACTGTAGGAAATACATGATAGCTTTCTTCAATGTTTTCACTTAACCCTTGTGCTTTACGTAATGTTGGGTATAATTGATGTTGAACAAGTTTAACTAAATTAGGATCACCTGCTTTAGGACCTAATATGCTGCGAGTAAATGTCTCAGGATCACCATCTGTTACATTTTTACGAGCATTAGTAGCAGATGTAAGACGTGGACTTATTGCAAATTCTAATGGATTGAAAATAAATCCTTTGCCTATTTTAACTGAGTCTGGATTCTTCTGACCGTGTGCATTGCCGCTTTTAATCATTTGCGAGTATGCTTCCATATCATCATCGCCTGCAACAAAAGTAGCAGCACGATACCCTTGTTTATACAACCATGTTGCAGCAACCAATGGAGTTTTGATAGAGGAATCTATAACAAGATGACCTTTAGTTTCTGGAAACAATGCTTGTATCCACCAAACTTTTTGTTCGTATGTAAGAGGATTCTTTTCATCGCCAGTCTTGCTACTAACAAACAAGTACCAATCTGCACCTTTTTCTTTAGCAACTTTTTGCAATGTTTGAACTAAAGCTTGATGCCCATAGTGAGGTGGATTTAGACGTCCAAATGTAAAGACTGCTTCCTTAACTACTGCTTCATTTAGTTCATCTACACGCATGATTGACTCGATTGATAGTATTATTTATTAATGCTCGAAATTTGCTGCACTAAACTTTTCTCGATTAACTACCTTAGTTGGATTTTCTTTTCCGTGAACCATATAGCCTTCTTGTCCTGCTTCGCCATTGATATGTGCTTGCATCTGTGCAGGGTGTGCATCAAGTAATCCAACAATGTGATTCTTCACACGCATAATGCCAATAAATGCTTGGCACATAACTTTAAATCCAGCTGCGTTAGATTGCAAATGGGTTGTAATATTCTTCTTCTTACCATCACTTACTCTTGCCTCGCTATCGAGCCACTGCAAGAAATCACTACCAAAACTATCAAAGTTGCGTTGACGTACTTTGCCATTTGTATACTTCATAAACAATTGCGGTAAGTCTCTTATCTTCAAAGCTGACAATGCATCCTGATTAACAACTTTATCAATCAATCCGCCATTACTAGTAATGAAGCCAGCTAAACTTTTAAGATCAGGTGGCAATTTAACTTTGGGAGGTGTTGTAAACTGATCTGTAACTACTACTAACGGACCATTTGGATTAGTACCACGTGGAGTTGAAATATGACGACCGGGAGGAGCAACAATCTTTCCGTCTGGCCCTGGAGCAGGTGCTTTACTAAAGAAAGTATGGGCAACAATACCTGAGGTACTCTTAGCTATTTTTTGTCCAAGCTCGCTATTAGTTTCAACAGTATAAACAACTGTGTTTGGTTTGAATACAAAATTACCATTTTCTACGGGTGGTCTTTGGCTATACAGTAAGTCGCCAAACATATATCCTTTGAAGCTATTAGGCAAACTAGCTTCAAATTGTGGCCAAAGCTGTGCTATCATTTCTGACAATTCCTCTCTGCCGCCGCCTTTACGCTGAGCATAAACATCAGCAATTTCTTGAGGGCTACGTGGAAGAATTCCTTTAGCAAACATATGCTTGTCGCACATAGTAAAGCCTTTTTCATCTCTTCCCCAAACTATAGCAGGCTTGCCATCTGGCTTAATACTAATTGTTTCGGGGTTAGTTGCCATTTGCTGTAGTGTAGCAATGGCTTTTTGAGCTCCAGCTGATCCTTCATCAAATACTCGATCTTCGGGATGAGGTACTCTAGCCTTAGTGGGGTCATACTCTTCAGTTAGGAATTCTTTTGCTCGCATCTTATATTTATTACTTTAACTATTTTCCATTAACCACAAATAACTAGGAACTGAAAACTTAAGATTCCAAACACAATTGTCAAATAACATATTTTGAAAAGGGATAGTATCGCCTTCTTTGAAACATACCTTTTCATTCAGTGAACTTTTTTCAATATTTAAATTGACTTTATTAATAATTAAATTTTCTAAAAATACCATTTGTCGATGTATGCATTGACCAGCTACATCGACAATGTCATCATCTTCTTTTTTATTGTTGTATTTTATAGTTAATGTGTGATCACCAAAAGGCAAGTTTCCTCGAAAGAAAACTTGCCGCTTTTCATTATCTTTATATTTGGACGTTACGTGTATACGATCAACAGCTTTGTTATCTAGAAATATTTCGCAGAATGGCGGGTCTCTCCACCATTCACTGGATAATGATATTTGTATTTCTACGTCTTCGATGCTCACGCAGCAGCAGTATCTTTACTGATAATTTCAATATCATCAGTATCGTCTAGATTTAATGATATCTTAGGGGGTGCAGAACTAGGAGGTGCACCGCCATTAGAAGCTTGATTTGTTAATACCTTCTTTAACTCGTCGAGATCACCTGCGTACTTGTGATAGCCAGTGTGATCAAGCTTAATGCCGGTGTCAGCAAATACCTTACCACCCATTAAACGCCATAGATAACAGAATGTCCAATCTTCTGACAGATAGTTTCCATCTGGATCAATCATTGTGTCAAACAAGCCATACATATGTTGCTCGTATTGCTCACCAATTCCAATGTTATCACGATATTTCAATTCAGGGTGAGCAGCAATCATCTTTTCAATGACATGACGTTTGATTAGCATAAATCCTGTACCGAGTGTACTAACTTCTACTAGGTCACCTGAAACGATTGGATTAGGAACAGTATTAATAACATATCTAATTGGGATACGCTTCATTGGATAAACGCCGCCAACTAGATCCTGATTTGCACAAAGCAAACGTAGAATTGATTCAGCATCAAACCCAAGATCAACGTCGATAAACATAAGATGTGTTGCTGCTTGATTGTATAAAAATTTTGCTACTAGGTTGTTTCGACCGCGAGTAATAAGTGATTCGTTAACCATTGTATCAATGCTGTAATTAATGCCTAGTTTACTGGCAATAATACCAAACTTAATCATTGAAATAAAAGTTGCTTCGTTACAAATTCCGTTATACATTGGTAAGCAGAAATGTACGTGCGTTGTTCGTAAGTAATCTGCTACCTCTTTAGGTAAACCATGATTGTTATCTGTTTCTGACATTAATTGATTCTCTCTACTAGTTGATATTAATTATATAGCACTCTATTGATTGTGCCTGCTGTAAAATTGGTAATTGCTGCCCTAACCCAGACAAAATTTCCGCTAAAATTAGAATACATTGTATTAGTAACTGGTGTTGTTCCGTCCCCAATCTGACTATCAATGATATCAAACCAATCAGCTTCAGTTGGTGTTGTAGCAAGACTTCCTTGAAATCCTAAAATACCGACAAATCCTGTTAGTTTATAGCTAACAGTATGAAGTCCATCAGTATAACCGTAGTAACCATCACCTTTGAGTGGCGTACTATACCAATTAACATCTGTGCCGTTATAATCACCGTTTGCAGCACCATGAGCGGTATTGCTAATTACTACTGTTGGGACGATACTCATTTAATGTTTACCTCTACAAGGCGTTTATCGCCAACTAACTGTTCGATAACTTCCGTTAGTTGAGCAATTAAATCTGCATCTAATATCTCTTCTGCTGGTGCATCGTCTTTTATGAGTTCGCTGACTTTGATTTCTATTGTGTCTGAATTGAGTTTAGCCATAATATGCTCCGTGAATATTTATCACGATTCCTGCAATGCCTTAGGCTTTCGACCGCGCTTCTTACCGGCGCTCTTAACTCCTGCAACTTTAATATCATATGCTGCTGCTAGACGTTCTGGCGCCATACCATCAATATTGTTAACTTCTTCACAGGGAATACTATATCGACGTCCTGATGTATGAACACAATGTAACTTTAAAGTACCATCTTCTGAAATAATACGATCAACTGTTAATGGAAGAACTGCTTCTGTTGGCGCATTACCCATTCCTAATACTGGGCAACGTGCATAAACTCGTGATGTATTATTTAGAATGCCACGTTCGATCAATGCTTGTGCAAGTTGAATTTTCACTGTACTCTCTCCATAAGTTTTACAATCTTCTTAATCTTGCTGGGTGCAATCATATGTAAAAGTAGAATATCGTCTGTACTTTTAGCAAAGAAGTTAAAGCCATCATATACCCCTTGATAGTTGCCATAACGGTTTAGATCATCTGGATTTTTCTTACATCTTGTAATAAGTTCCTGATAGTACCCTTTAAACAAAAAATCACTGCTGTTTGCAACAAGGTATTCTGTTAACAATCTCTTAATATGATCTTCCCTCCATTGGAAGTTACCAAGATAAATTTGATAACAATGCTCGGGAACATGTTTAACAAATTTGATATCGGTAATAGCTTCAAGTTGAGTTTGACTACCACGTTCTTCTAAGTAAGAGTTGTTAGTATATTCTAAACTTACAATGGCAGTTCTATATTCTTCTCTGGATATAATATGCTCTAATAGGTCTGCATCGCTGGTGTAGATAGAGGTCCAAACTTCACGACGTTTGCGAAATTCAAATTTAAGATCTTCGCATTCACGCAATATTTGTACCCAACGATGATCAACACCATACCTTCTGCGATCTGGGTCAGAATTGAAATTAAATTCAATCTTCCACTCAAATCGCTGCTTGTACCAAGTTTGGTCAACACACCTAATCCGCCACTGCGGCAGACCTGATGCTTCAAACTTCTGTATGTACTGATTCTTGTTCAACTGATAGCCCCACCTCGTCGCCAACGACGCTTACCTTTATTATAACACCGTCTTCTACTTTGTCAAACAGTATTTTTTTGGCTAGTGGAACTTTAATTTTTTCGTGTATCAGTCGTGCCATTGGTCTTGCACCCATTAAAGGATCGTATCCATTTTTAATGAGATATTCCCAAGCATTATCTTCAAGTTCAATTTTAATTGTTCTATCATCCAACTGCTGTTGCATTTCAATAACAAACTTCTCAGCGACCTTGCGAATAGTTTCTTTGCTAAGCTTATTGAACTTAATAACAGCGTCAAGTCTATTCCTAAACTCAGGACGGAAGAATTCCTTTACGGCTTTATCATCCTCCCCAGTCTTTGCAAGTGACCCAAACCCAATGTTATTACGTTCGCTGTCAGCCGAACCTAAGTTACTTGTTAGCAAGATAATTGCTTGGCGACAGTCTGCTCTCTTGCCATTACTCCCTGTTACGAACCCCTCGTCCATGATTTGTAGTAAGATTTGAACCACGTCGGGATGGGCTTTTTCTATTTCGTCAAACAAGATAACAGCGTGAGGATTTTTAGCGACCTCACTTATAAGCAGACCGCCGGCCAAGTTAGCATCCTCGTAGCCAACATAGCCAGGAGGAGCACCAATCAAACGGCTTACACTATGGCGTTCACCATATTCACTCATATCAAAACGAATAAACTTCATTGAAAGTCTATTACTTACTGTTTTAGCAAGTTCAGTCTTACCTGTGCCAGTTGGTCCAAGTAATAGGAAAGTACCAACTGGGCGATTATTACTCTTAAGTCCTGCACGGTTAACCCAAACACGATCAAGTATCTGTTCAATGGCATTGTCCTGTCCAAATACTTTAAGCTTAATATCAGATTCAACAGTTGTAAAATCAACGCTGATTTTAGATTCATCAATTTGAGTAATTGGAATGCCAGTTATACGAGTAATTTCTCGTTGAATTTGTTCAACGTCAATCTTACGATCTTCTGCATCGGTACTGCGCTTTAATGCTGCTGCACTATCAATTAGATCAATTGCCTTATCTGGAAGTTTTTTATCACTTTGAAAGCGTACTGAAAGATCAACAGCAGCCTGTATAGCAGCGTCAGTGATTTCAACGTCGTGAAAGCCTTCATAACTATCTCGAATACCAGTTAGAATTTCAACTGCAATTGCAGGGCTTGGTTCATCAACTGAAAGACGATTGAATCGACGCATCAGCGCACGATCTTTTTCAAAATTCTGTGTATATTCTTCCCACGTCGTACTGGCAATGACTTTAATTTCGCCACGTGCTAGTGCAGGCTTAATCATATTAGCCAAATCTACAGCACTATTGCCACCTGATCCAGCACCACGCATTTGATGAGCTTCATCAATGAATAGGATAACCTTCTTCATTTCAGTTGCTGCATTTAGAATTTCTTGTAAACGCTCTTCAAATTCGCCGCGATACTTTGTACCTGCTAACAACTGACCAATGTTAAGACTATAAACTTTCCAACCAAATAGGAATTTTGGAACAGTTTCCTCAATAATAGCTAGTACTAATCCTTCAGCAATTGCGGTTTTACCAACACCTGCATCGCCTACCAGTAGAACATTGCTTTTATTCTTTCTAGCTAGAATTTGTACTAAATCTTGAAGTTCCTTATCACGACCAATTACAGGATCGAGCTTGCCTTCTCCAGCAAGTGTCATCATATTTGTACAATATTGTTCTAATGTCTTCTCAGCAT